CGGAATATGTAAAATGTGCTATGGATCCTGTACATTTTTTTCGCAAATATTGTTACATTACTCACCCTATTAAAGGTAGAGTATTATTTCATTTATATCCATTTCAGGAAGATGTATTAAATGAATTTAGAAATAATAGATTTAACATCATCAATAAATCAAGACAATTAGGTATTTCTACCTTATCTGCTGGATTTTCGTTATGGACAATGATGTTTAATAAAGATAAAACTGTGTTATGTATTGCTACAAAGCAAGAAACAGCACGTGGTATGGTTGAAAAAGTACAATTTATGTATGACAACTTACCTAATTGGCTAAAAGGTAATCAAAAACCAATGGCTAATAATAAATTATCATTCCAGTTAGCCAATAACTCTCGAATAGTAGCTACATCAGCGGCTTCAGACGCCGGTAGATCTTATGCAGTATCCTTATTGCTAGTGGATGAGGCCGCGTTTATTGAGGGCATTGACCGCATTTATACGAGCATTAAACCTACAATTGCAACGGGTGGAGGAATTATAGCATTATCTTCACCAAATGGTGTAGGTAACTGGTTTCATAAAATGTATACCGAAGCCGAAATTGGTAAAAATGACTTTAAAGCAATTAAATTACCTTGGAGTTTACATCCGGATAGAGACGAACATTGGTTAGAGCGAGAACGTGCTAATATGTCACCACGTGAATTTGCTCAAGAGTATGATTGTGACTTTTTAGGATCTGGAAACTCCGTTATTGAACCTGATACATTATCATTTTATGAACAAACATTTATACAAGATCCTATTGAACGTCGCTTTATGGGCGGTGATTTTTGGATTTGGAGCTACCCTGATTATAGCAAGTCTTATATTATTAGCGCTGACGTTGCTCGCGGTGACGGTAGCGATTACTCGACTTTTCATATCATCGATGTTGAAAATTGTGAGCAAGTGGCTGAATACAAATCGCAGGTGGATACTCGTACTTTTGGAAATATGCTTGTATCTGTTGCTTCTGAGTATAATAATGCATTGTTGGTCGTGGAAAATGCCAATATCGGCTGGGATGTCGTTAATACAATAATAGAAAAAGGATATCCAAACATGTATTATTCACCTCGTGCTTATGGTGAAATGAATGCTGATAAATGGATGTCTAAAATAGATTCTGATCAAACAATTCCTGGTTTTACAACATCAGCTAAAACAAGACCTCTTGTTATCTCCAAAATGGAGTCGTACCTTCGAGATAGACACTTTACTTTCCGCTCTAAGCGCTTACTAGAAGAATTACGTGTATTCATTTGGATGCATGGTAAAGCACAAGCACAAACAGGATATAATGATGACTTAGTAATGGCATTAGGGATTGGATTATTTACTAGAGATACTGGTGTTAAATTCCGCCAACAAGGTATGGATGTAACTAGAGCTGCTTTAGGTGGAATATCAAGTACAGGAGGTGGTTATAGCGGAGCGGGAATGTCTAAATTACCTAATGGTGCTGTTAATCCATATCAAATGGAAGTACAACACGGTGTTGAAGATTTAACATGGCTGTTAGGGTAATAAATATTTATTGATATAATTAAACACATATAAATGGCTGATGTAAACGCGGGTGGTGGCTTATTTAGTAGACTAAAACGTCTATTTGGTACTGACGTCATCATAAGAAATGTAGGCGGTAACCAATTAAAGGTTACCGATGTAGATAGAATACAAGCCTACGGTAATGTAAAAACAAACGCATTAATAGATAGATTTACTAAGTTGCATCGTTACGGAGCTAATATGCCGTATAATCCAACAATGAATTATCAAACACTTCGTATTCAGTTATATACTGACTATGAAGCAATGGATACAGAATCAATTATTGCCTCTGCATTAGATATTATTGCTGATGAATCTACACTTAAAAATGAAAACGGCGAAGTAATACACATTAGTTCAGCTGATGAAAATATTCAACAGATTCTATATAACTTATTTTACGATGTATTAAACATTGAATTTAACTTATGGTTATGGATACGCAATATGTGTAAATACGGTGATTTCTATTTACATATGGAAATTGCTGAAAAATTTGGTATATATGGTGTAACACCAATGTCTGTTTACGACATGGTACGTGAAGAAGGTATGGACCCACAAAATCCATCTTACGTATGTTTTAAAATTGACCCAATGGTTATTGCGTCTGGAGGTATTAATAGCCGTGTATCAGATAGAGAGGGTCGCATTAAATTTGAAAACTACGAGATTGCACACTTTCGTTTATTAACAGATGCTAACTACCTACCTTATGGTAGGGCATTTATTGAGCCTGCGCGTAAAACATATAAGCAATATATTTTAATGAAGGATGCGATGCTATTGCATCGTGTAACTCGTGCCCCAGAAAAACGCGTATTTTATATTGATATTGGTAATTTACCTCCAACCGAAGTTGATGGATACATGGAGCGTTTAAAGAATAAAATGAAGAAAACTCCATTTGTAGATCCAACAACAGGTGATTATAACTTACGTTATAATCAAATGAATGTAATGGAGGATTTTTATATACCACAACGTGGTGGAGCTAGTAATACTAGAATTGATACTATTAAAGGGTTAGAATATAATGCAATTGATGACGTAAATTTTTTACGTGATGAAATGTTAGCTGCCCTTAAAGTACCTAAAGCATTCTTTGGGTTTGAAAAAGATTTACAAGGTAAAGCTACATTAGCTGCTGAAGATATTCGTTTTGCTCGTACAGTTGAACGTATTCAACGCATTGTATTATCTGAATTATATAAAATGGCATTAGTTCATTTATATACACAAGGATATGACGGTGCCGCTTTAAGCAATTTTGAATTAAATCTAACTGTACCTTCAGTTATATACGAACAAGAAAAAGTAGCACTTTGGAAAGAAAAGATTGCATTAGCTAAAGATATTCAAGATAGTAAATTAATGCCTTCAGATTGGATATATGAAAAAATATTTCAGTTTAGCGAAAATGAATATAATGAGTATAGAGATTTAGTAACTGAAGATATGAAACGTACTTTTAAACTTTCACAAATTGAAAACGAAGGTAATGATCCATCTAGATCTGGTAAATCATACGGTACGCCACATGATTTAGCTACTTTATATGGTGCTGGTAGAATGGGACAAGGAAGTGAAGTACCTGGTGGGTATGATGAGACTCGTCCCGTTGGTCGTCCTGAAGAAAAATCATCTATAGTAGGAACACAACGAGATCCATTAGGTAAGGATAGATTAGGTAAAAAAGATAATAATACTACTAGTGAACCTCATATTCCTAGAGAGGATGGAACACCAAAAGGCGGAAATGGTTTAGCACTAGCTGAAACATTAAGATTTAAAAATATGTTACAACATATACCTAGAGCCGATAAACAAATTATATTTGAGGCTCAACAAGAATCATCATTACTTGACGAAAAAAACATTAAGGACATATAATAACTACATATTTATAGGTAGTGTACACCATTAATTATGAAAATTAAACATAATAAATTTAAAAATACTGGTATTCTATTTGAATTGCTAGTACGCCAAATTGCATCAGATACTATATCTGGTAAAGATTCGGCCTCTATCAATTTAGTTAAAAAATATTTCTCTAAATCAGAGTTAGTAAAAGAACATAAATTATACCAAGCATTAGTTTCATCTAAAGTATTAACAGAAGGTAAAGCAGAATCACTAATCAACGCAACGCTTGATTTGTCTGCACGCTTAAATAAAACGGCATTACGTAGAGAAAAATATAATCTTATTAAGGAAATTTCTGAAGCATACAATTTAGAAGAATTTTTTAAATCAAAAATTAACCATTATCCACAATACGCGGCTGCATACAACTTAATTGAAGCACACAATGCCTCTGAATTTGTAGACCCAAGTTACGTTATTGATAATAAAATAACATTACTTGAACATATATCACGTACTGCAGTAGATAAAGAAGAAGTTAAAGACCGCTTATTAGAAGAATATTCTAAAATGGATAAAGGTACTCGTCTTTT